CCCGGATCGAAGCTTCTCATTCGCGCACCTCGACAAGCGGGATGGAGGGGGCGTTGGCGGCGTCGAACGTGGTCAGTTCGATATCGAGCCGGTCGATGTCGAAGCGCACGGGCACGTCAAACAAGAACCCCGCGGTGATCGCTGCGGCGGCGGCCGGCGCGCTCGCAAAGGTAACGAGCCCGGTCAGCGTGTCGACGCTCCAACCGCTCGTGGCCTCGGTGCCGCCGATCGCGACGCGGACGCTGCCCGCCACCGGCTTGGTGATCGCCCGCAGATATGGATCGAAACTGGCGCCATAGATCTTGGTCAGCTGGAATGTCGTCGTGGTTCCGTCGCCCACTCCGATCGCCTGGTCGAGCGGCGTCGGTGTGCCGTCGCCGCCATTGCTCGAATGGTCGAGGGCGTCGCGCCAGAGGAAAGAATGGAAGCGCCCGCGCCGCTCCTCGAAGAAGGCCAGCACCGCCTGCATGTCGGCGCGCGACTTGACGCCGTAGCCGGCGTTGTAAAGGTGCCGCGAACTGGCCCAGCGCGAGTTGCGCTCCTCGCGGCCCGAGCTCAGCGTCACGATATCGGTCATCCGCTCTGGCCCACCGCGCGCGCCGAGCGCGACGTCGAGCGGAAATCGTACCGCATGAAAGGCCATCAGCTCGCCCTCGTCCCGCGTTTGACCGCCCGCAGCAGCATCGCGCTGACCTCGGCCTCCGAGACTGTGAAGCTGCGCGCGTCGCTCGCCGTCACATTGAAGTTGACGGTCACAGCGCCGCCCGCGCTCGCGACACCGAGCTTGCCGTCGCTGCCGCGGCTGAGCGGTAGGATTGCCTCCGGACCCGCCTCGCCGGCGAGCGCCAGGCCGCTGCCGGTCGGGAAATAGCTCGGCGCCGCGACCACACCACCATTGGCGAAGGCCGTTACGCCGCCCAGCGACGGATCGAGCGCCTGGAACAGTCCGTTGACGGCGCCCGAGATCAGGTCACCGACCGGCTTCAGCGCTGCACGCAGCGCGATGTCGGCAAAGGCGCTTGCCACATCGCCCAATACGGTCTTCAGCGACTTGCCGTCCGTCACCGCGCCCCTCAGGGCATTGCTAAGCGAACGGCCGACGCTGTCGGCGAGATCGCCGACGCGCTTCAATTCGTCCGACACGTCAGAGAGGCCGTCGGGCAGTATATCGCTCTGGCTATTGGCCATCGGGGAAGCGCTCCATCATGCGTTCGAAATCGCCGCGAGCCGGCGCCTGAGGACGTCGGCCGCTCCGTGCGGCGAAGGCGGCCGCTAGTTCGCGCGGGGTCAGCCCCCAGAACTCAGCGCTCGAGAGTCGCAGCACGCCGAAGCCGAGCTGCATCGCGTCACGCCAGGGAAACGGCGTCATGCGTCTCCTCCGAAGGTCGCGCGCAACAGCCGCGCCGCGATCTCTGCCGCGCCCTTGAGGCCGCCCTCGATCGACATGCGCGCGAGGTCGTCGTCGGTGATGGCGTTGCCGCCGCCGCGCAGGCCTGCGCCAAGGATCGTCGTCAGGTCGCGCGCGGATACTCGGCCCCCGGCAAATCGCTCGCTCAGGCCGCCGAGATCGCCAGCGTTGAGCCGCGCCTCGAGCTCAGCCAGCGCGCCGAGTGTCAGGCACAGCGTCCACTCCTCGCCGCCAATCATGGCCGCGATTTCCCCGCGATGGATGTTGGGCATCTGTCTCTCCCAATGAGTTGAAGTCAGCTGGTCCTGCCGATCAGGAAGGCTCCGGCGGTGCTGACTGAACCACCCCCACCCGTCCCTCCCCTCAAGGGGGAGGGAGGCCCGACTGATTGATCCGAGAAGGGGGCGGCCAGGGCCCGAGCCAACGCCGCGGAACCCTCGCTCCCCTCCCCCTTGAGGGGAGGGGCTGGGGGTGGGGGTCGTGCGGCTCTTGCGCGGACGACTTCATCACGCCGTGCTCATTCAGAACGGTCAGATCGCCGTGAACGTCAGCTCGCCTGCGCTTTCCAGCGCGATGTTGAACGTCACCTCGCCGGTGTGGTCGCCCGAGAACTCGAGCGCGGTGATCTGAAACGCCCCCTGCACCGTGCCGAAATCCGGCAGGATCAGCTGCCAGTCGCGGACCGTGCCGTCGAAGAACAGCCCGCGGATCTGCGCATCCGATGTCTGATCCTTGAAGACGCCCGTCCCGCTCACCGAAGCGCGCTTGATGCCGCCGCCGGCGAGCAGCTCGCGCCACTGCCCGGCGCTCTCGGCGTCGGTGATGTCGACGCTCGCCGCATTGAAGCTCAGCGAGCGCGTGCGGAGGCCTGCGACGGTCAGGAAGCTGCCGCTTCCCGTCTGGTCGAGCTTCACCAGCATGTCCTTGCCGCTTTGGGCTGCCATGATATGTCCTATGCTGAAGGTTCGGAGTAGAACGTCAGTGCAACCGCGGCCCGCGCTCGGCCGGTTGCCTGGTCGATGATGGTGTCGGTGCGATTGTGGCGCGCCAGCGTCACCGTGAGCGTGTCGCTGCCGAGCGTCGCGCTCGTCGCCACCATCATGATGCGCTCGGCCATCGCCACAGCTGCCTTGCGGCTCGCATCCGCCGCCCAGGCGTGAAGGATCACGCGGTGCTCGTAGCCGGGCGTCGTGTCGCCATCGTTCGCGAGCACATCGTGCCGCGCGATCGTGACATAGGGTGGCATGCTGCCCTTGGGTGGAGCGTCGAACACCGGCGCGAGGGCCGCAAGCTCGGTGTCAGCACGAAGCGCGGCGACGAGCGTCGCCTGCAAGGCGAGGATCGGATGCGTCATCCCGTTACCGCCCGTTCGCTGCACTGGCAACTGAGATAAGCCTTGCCGCCATTGAGATCGGCGGTGGACACCACATCGAGGTCGCGGCCGCGATAGGTCACGCGATCGCCGGGTCCGAAGTCGCTGCGATAACGCAGCACAACCGAATGCGTGAGCGTCGTCCCCCTCGCCTCGCCCTCGGCGATCTGTCGCGCGCTCAGCGCGCGCACCCGCGCCCAAACCGTCCCGAGGGGCGTGAACATCGCGATCTCGCCCCCCTCGTCTTCGTTCGTCATCGTGCGGGTCTTGAGCTGCACGCGGTCGGTGAGCGTGCCGATCGGCGGAAGCGCATCGCTCACAACCGCACCCGCACATAAGGCGCGACCAGCCGGTCGAAGCCCACCGGCGTCACACCGCTCGCCGTGTCGCGGTGCTCGTACCAATAGGCGACCAGCACGAGAACCGCCTGTTTGAGATCGCCGGGCACGGCGCTCGTGTCGCCGTAGCCGGCGACATAGTCGATGGTCAGATCGTCGACCGGCCCGACAAGGAGCACAGTGTCGCCCTGCAGCAGCGCGTCGTCCGGCGCGCTCGTCAGCGACTGCACCGGTGCCACCGGCAGCACGACCAGCCGCGGGGCGTGCGGCAGCGTCAGCCGCCAGCTTTGCGTGACGAGGGCGCGGCCCGTGGCGCTCTCGACCTGCAGCCGGGCGGCCGCGATCAGCGCCCCGACCAGCGCGTCGTCGTCGGTCGAGTCGATCCGGCACCAGGCTTTCGCGTCGGCAAGCGCCACCGGCTCCTCGCCGGGTCCGGCGATGAGGGTCGAGGTCATGGAAGTCTCCGTGAAGGAGCGAGTAGGGACTAGCGAATAGCGAGGAGCGGTCGCGACAGGGCGGGAGGGGCTCCCCATTCGCTGCTCGCTACCTCGCTATTCGCCTCTTCGGCTGCCGCTTACGCGGTGCCGAATTTCAGCAGCTTGATCGCTTCGTAATTCTGCACGCCGCCGCCGACGCGCTTGGTCGTGTAGAACAGCACGTAGGGCTTGGCGCTGTAGGGGTCGCGCAGCACGTTGACGCCGAGTCGGTCGACGACGAGATAGCCGCGCTTGAAGTCGCCGAAGGCGATCGACAGCGAGTCCGCGCCGATATCGGGCATGTCCTCGGCTTCGACCAACGGGAAACCCATCAGCGTTGCGTTGCCGTCGGCGGTTGCGGCCGGCTGCCAGATGTAGTTGCCGCTATCGTCCTTGAGCTTGCGGATCGCGGCTTGCGTCTTGCGGTTCATCACCCAGTTGGCGTTCTGCCGGTAGCCGGCCTTGAGCGCGTAGACCAGGTCGAGCAGAACGTCGCTCTTGTTGCTGGCGGCGAAGTCGCCGGAAACGCCGGTCTTGAGGTAACCGAGGCTGCCCCAGGCCCACGAGCCGTCCGCCACCACATCATGCAGGAAGCCCTTGGGCTTGTTGCTGCCGTCGCCGGTGACGAACGCAGTCCCCTCCTGCACGGCGAAGGCGGCGTTGACTTCGTCGGCGATCCACTGGTTGACGTCCACCGCCGCATCGTCGAGGAACTGCGCCGTCGCCGCCGGCATGGCGTAGAGCTCGGCCGTCGGAAAGCTCAGGAGGTTGATGGTCTGGCTGTCGGTCTCGGTCCGGCTCGCCGTCTCGGCCACCCAGCCCGTGGCCGGCCCGGTGATTGCCACCGGCTTCTTGAACACCGCACTCGACACCTGCCGCACGCTTGCGATGGCGCGGATCGGCGACAGCGCGGTCATCAGGTCGGTGATCGCAGTGTCGGTCTCGACCGGCACGAGATACCCACCATCGGAACCCGAGCCGACCGACAGCGCCTTCTCCTCGCCGCGCTTCACATAGGCGGCAAAGGCTTCCTTGTATTCGTCGACAGCGCCGGGGCGGCCGCCCTCGAGCCGTGGCCGGGCGCGTTCGAGGCTTTGCCGGTCGATCGCCGCCTTGGCGCTGTCGAGCGCCTGGTTCAGCCGGTTGACCTTGTCCTCCGTTAGCGCATCCGCCGAGCCGCGCTTTTCGAGCTCGGTGAGCCGCGTATCATTGGTGCGCTTGAAGTCCTCGAAGGCGGTCATGAACTCGCCGAACAGCGCGTCGACGCCGCTATTGGCCTTGTTTTCAAGGCCGGTGGTCGCTTCAGTCATTGGGGTCCTCAGTTTTTGAAAACGGACATGGCCGCTTCGAGCGACCGTTCGAGCCGGCTCGCTGCCGGCGGTTTGCCCGGAGAAATCCGGGCGAGGTCCATCATCGGAAACGTGACGATGGAGATTTCCCACAAATCGATCTCCCACAGCTGGCGGTGACCGGTCTTGGCCTGCCGGGTCGACTTCACCGTGCGGAAGCCGATCGACAGCCCATCCACCGCGCCGCGCGCAATCAGCCGGCGCAGGGCATCGGCACGTGGCACCTCCGGCACCAGCCGCCCCTCGACCCAGAGGCCGAAGCCATCTTCGCGGATGGTGTCCCAGGTGCCCACCGGATCCTTTGGATCGTGCTGGAACAGCATTTTGATCCGATGCTTGCCGCGCAAACCCAGCGACTTGCGGAAGGCGCGCGGCATGACGACGTCGCCGCTCTCATCGGCCTTGCCGAAGACGCTCGCATAGCCCGCAAAGCGCCCCTCGGCATCGATCGGTATGGTGTCCATCAGCGCTGGCCCTTGGCTGGACGCGTAGATGGCTTGGCTCGACGCCGTCCCTCGCGCCGCGCCGCCGGATCCGGCGCAGCCAGTTTCCCCGCGAGGCTCCAGGCAAACTGCCTGAAGACCTCGACGGCCTCAGTCTTGGTCGGCATGACGTCAGTCCTTGCGGTTGAACAACCGGTTGAGCGCGGCGATTTCCTTGACGAAGTCCTCGAAGCGCCGGTTTGCCGCCGCGAGCTCGCGCAGGCACCAGACGAGCAGCCCGCTCGCCCCGCTTGCCCACAGGAAGAGCGCGAGATGCGCCAGGTCGCCGCGCTCGGCGATGGTGCGGGTCAGATCAT